TATCTGATCCGGGTCGTGATGGACGACGGGACCGGCGTCACGATGCTTCAGCTCGAGAAACAATAATGGCGCACGTTCGCAAGCAAATCCGCGACAATGTGGTGACGGCACTGACCGGGCTGGCGACAACCGGGAGCAATGTGTTCCGCTCCAGGGTTTACCCGATGGAGACCAGCAAGCTCCCCGGCCTGGCAATTTATACCGATTCGGAGGAGATCGCGCCGCAGACAATCAATCCGCCCAGGACTCAGCTCAGAACGCTCACGGTCACTGTCGATTGTTATGTCAAGGGGGTCTCGAATTTTGACAACGATCTCGATACAATCAGCGAGGAAGTCGAGGAGGCACTCGCGGCGGATTTAACTCGAGGCGGACTCGCGAAGGATACGCGGGTCTCTAGTTTTCAGGCGGATTTTTCCGGCGAGGGTGAGCAACCTATCGCGACCGGTAAAATCAGCATAGAGGTCGATTATGTGACCGTCGAAAACGCGGTCGGCACTGCCGCATAAAGGAGAGCAAGATATGGCGAAAAGAATCCAGGTGTGGCCCCCAGGTGGGGGCGACCCGATAACGGTTTATGAAGTCGACGCGGGTCGGCTCATAATGAACGGCTGGACAACTGAACCGGCCAGCAAACCAAAGGCGAAATCGAAAGATCGAGCCGCAACATCGAAAGCCGAGGAGGCAAACTAAATGGCAACATTAACGGGCAACAGCGGGACCGTTAAAGTCGGAGCCAACGCGATTGCGGAGATCCGATCTTTTAGCGTAGACGAGACCATGGACACCATCGAGTCGACATCAATGGGCGACACTTATCGCACATTTGAGACATCGCTCAAGAGCTGGAGCGGTTCGGTCGATGTATTTTTCGACGACACTGACACCACCGGCCAGGGCGCGCTCACTGTGGGGAGCCAGGTCACTGTTAATTTCCAGATCGAGGGATCGACAACTGGCGATCACTTGCTTTCGGGTGCGGCTATCGTAACCGGGCGCACGATCAACAGTTCATTCGATGGTCTGGTCGAGGCATCCTTGTCTCTCCAGGGCGACGGTGCATTGACTGAAGGCGCTGTGTCCTAATGGCCGCCAAGGGTGAAAAGTCTCGCGTCATATCGCGCGCGACTGATCATTTCAAGGCCAAGCCATTAAAGCGCATCGAAGTCGAGGAATGGGGTGACGAGGACGGGCCGCTGGTCGCATACTCGTCGCCCTTTACCTTGAAAGACCAGGGGCGACTCCAGCATTTAACGGAGAAGCAATCTCACGCGGATACCCTGGCCGAATTGTTGATAATGAAGCTGGTCGACGAGAATGGCGATAAGATTTTCACAATCGAAGATAAGCGCGCACTCCGAGAGGATGTTGATGCGACTATCGTTGCCAGAATCGCGAACAAAATCATGTCAACCGATGCCGAGGCAATCGAGGGAAACTAAGGGAATCGGCCGACAGGCGATTTCGATTTGTGCTGGCCGAAAAGCTGGGTATGACCGTCGCCCAGCTCGAGGCCGAAATGTCGGTCGAGGAGTTCATCGAATGGTCGATTTTCTTCCAGCTACAGGCGGAGGAAACTGAAAAGCAACGCAAAGAGGCGATGAATGGCGGCAAGTCAAATCATAAAGGTCATATTCGAAGGCGTTGATCAGACTTCGAAAGCCGTCAAAAATGTCAAGAAAGGTCTAGGCGATACCGAAAAGGCCATCGGCAACCTGCAACGCTCTCTCGGCGGAATGACCGGAGCCCTAGCCGCCGCCGCTGGCGCGGCTGGCTTCGGGCTCATGGCAAAGAATGCGCTCGCGACCGCTGACGCATTAGGCAAAACATCACTCAAGCTCGGCGTCACCGCAAACGAGCTTTTCAAATTCCAGACTCAGGCCGAGCTTGCGGGTATCTCTACCGATACCGCAAACATGGCGCTCCAGCGATTTGTCCGCAGGACAGCGGAAGCCGCCCAGGGAACGGGCGAAGCAAAGAATGCGCTTATAGAGCTGGGTATCAGCGCCGAGGATATTCAAAAACTGCCGCTCTCGGAGAGGATGAAAGTTCTCGCCGACGCATTCGCTGGGGTTAAAAGCCCTGCAGATCGATTGCGCCTGGCGTTCAAGCTATTCGATAGCGAAGGCGCCGCGATGGTCAATATGCTCGAGGGCGGAAGCGAATCGCTCGAGGAAACCGAGCGCCGAATGAAAGAGCTGGGGCTCGAGATTGATGACACTGCGATCCCGGCGATGGAAGAATTTAACGATTCGCTGGAGCTGATGAAGCGCCAGGTCCAGGTCGCGATGATCCAAGGTCTCGGCGAGGCGACCCCGGTCTTGCAGGATTTATCAGACAAACTAGCACCAGTGATCGTTCAGATCACCGAGGGATTGCTGACCGGCCTGCAATGGATGCTCGACAATCTAGGGACGATTGTTACCGCCTTGAAGGCATTCGCGGGAGTCTGGGCGACGATTAAATTCGCCAGCGTTATTTCCAGTTTATATTCGCTGGGGGCGGCTTTGGCCGCGCTTGCACTCTCAGCGACCCCGGCGGCGCTTCCCATTCTTGCAATCGGTGCCGCCATTGCGGCGGTGACTGTGGGGGTCGCGGCATTTACCGGCGACCTGGAAAGGATTGCCGAAAAGTTCGGTCTGCTCGAGAAAAGCACCCAGAGCGCGGAAGGTCAGACCGACGAATTCGCCGGGGCAGTCGAGGACTTGCAAGAGATTGTCGTCACCGCCGAAAAGAAAGACCTCCCGGCATTTGCCAAGGAAGTCGACAATATAGCCGATGAAGAAATCGGCGCGACACTTAGAACCAACGAGTTCAGAGTCGCGCTTGAACAACTGCGCGAAAAAGCACTCAAGCCGAAAAAGGATCTCGAGGACTACACCGCGCAGATGGCGATCCTCAAAAATCAATTTGAGACCGGCAAATTAAGGATCGAAGAATACAAGGCGATGGTGAAGGTGCTGGGCAGTGATTTGACCGGCGTCGAAAGCGAAGTCGAAAATATCAGGCAACAGATCAATAATCTGAACGTCGTCCTTGCCGATTCGAAAGAGATATTCGGCGAAAATTCGGACCAGGTTCGCGCACTTGAAATGGAGCTGGAATCGCTCGGCGGCGAGCTGGTCGAGGCGATACAAGCGACCTCGACAATGACCGAAAACCAGCGCGAGCTACTCGAGGAAGCGACGGCGGTCGAGAGAAAGATTGCCGAGCTAAATCAGGATCTCGCGGACTATGACGCATTGCTGGCAAGCGGCGCCATTTCGGCGGATCAACACGCGCGAGCTGTGAAGGGGGTGCGTGAGGAGATCACCGAGCTTAACGATTCCACGCTGACCGATTTCGAGCGCATGATCAAGGATTCATTCGACGCAACTCCGGTCGGTGAGTTCCTGGCGGAAATCGAGGCAATTACTGCCGGCTCCGGCGCACTCGGCGGACTAATCGATCAACTACTCGGAACGGGCGGCGTGAAGCCGGCAATCGACAACTGCTTCGGGACCGGGCCGGTCACGGCATTCGGCGACGCGGTAAAAGATTTATTCTCTGGAAGCGGCTCCGCTCTCGGCGGATTTGGTGCCGCGCTTGGGAATCTAACCAATGCGCTCGGCGGGTTTTTCTCTGGCGCGCTGAGTAGTTTTTCCAGTTTCAAGGATGCGATTATTCGCACACTCGAGCAGATCGCCGCCGCCGCGATTGCTTCGGTCGGTCTTAACTTTTTGAAAAACCTGATTCCCGGATTGCGCGATGGTGGCATGGTCGAGGGATTTGCTACCGGCGGGAGAGTAAGCGGACCAGGCGGACCGACAGCGGACCGAGTTCCGGCAATGCTATCCGACGGCGAATATGTTATCCGAGCCAGCTCGGTCAGTAGGTTCGGCTCGGCTTTTTTTGATGCGCTCAACTCCGGGAGAATGCCTGGCTTCAGATTGGGCGGCCTCTTTGGCGGCTCTTATGGGTCGATTGATAACTTCGATTGGTTCGATCTTTTTAATCAGTATTTCGGTATCGGGTCTTTTGCTGGCGGGGAAGGGCTGGCGGCTGGGATTATGAACACGGTCACAACCATCCTGACCACTATGGAGAAATTTCAAGAGGCAATCGTCCAGGGCGTGATCGATGCGGTGAATGCCGTGACCGAGCAGATATTCAACGGCAACGCCACATTTGAAACGGGATATGTAACAGACATTATTGACAAGATCCTGGAGGGGGTGTTCGGCGATCTGATAGATGTCGCACAAAGTGGCGAGCTTGGAACGGACGGTAATATCTTCGACCGAATCCGAGAGGCTATATTCAAAGGCGGCACGTTCCCGAATATCAGCGATGAATTTTCGGAGCCATTTTCTCAAAGCATGATCGACGAATTGATCAGGATGATCACAAATCTCCAGAACATGATTCTGGATTTCAGTTTCGATGATCATGTCAAGACCTTATTCAACAAGGCCGATGCAGTGGCCGGCGGGTCGCTATATGTCCAGGGGCGCCAGTTCGGCGGACCGCTCGAGCGCGGCCAAGCGTCTATTGTGGGCGAGGATGGCCCGGAGCTGTTTATCCCCGGTCGAGGCGGGACGGTTTCCCCAATCAATGACCGAGGCGGCAAAGACTTGATCAAGGCCGTGAATGAGGTGCGCGACGAGATTGTCGACCTTCGCAGGCAATTCACCAGAATCGAATCGGGTCGTGCGCTGGCAGGTGGCCGACAGTAATGGTCGCGACAACCCTTGCCGAATTGGTTGCTAATCCATACGCCGCCAAATCTTACCTCGTTATATTGAAGCCATACGATCCCGGCACAACATCGACAGTCACGGTTTATTTGTCTGATCGCGGTTATGTCTCTGGTCCATCGGAAACGCCGGCCAGCACTTACTTCGAGCCCAGGGTGATCGAGGCGCTCAACTTCGAGCGCGCGATGTTTACGTCATCAAAGCTCGGCGGAGAATCAAAGCCATCATTCGGGGCGATAGAGCTGGCGAACGCCGACGGCGGCCTGGACGCATTCGCTGGATATGCTTGGGATAATCGAGAGGTCGAGGTAAAAATCGGCGAGAAGGGGGCGAATCTTTCTCAGCACTTCACGATATTCAAGGGACAATCAAAGTCGGTGGATTTCGACGACCTCGTTCTCCGGGTGATTATTCGCGACGGCCAGGACAAATTCACGCGCACATTCCCGCCGAACACCTACGCCGGCACCGGAGGCAACGAGGGCTCGGCAATCATGGAGGGGGTGGCAAAGCCGATATGCCTGGGGGAAGTGTTTAACATTACGCCGATTCTGGTCGATGACACGACCGCGACCGCGAAGGTTTACCAGGTGCATGATGGGCAGATCGAGTCGATTGTGGCGGTATATGAGAACGGAGTCGCGACAACCAACTTCACCGCCGACCTAACGAATGGCCGCTTCACTATGACGGCGGCAGTGACCGGGAATTTAACGTGCGACGTTAAAGGCGCGAAGCCGAGCGGCACATATAAAGAAACCGCCGCAGATATCATTCGATTCCTGGCGGCTGAATATGGCGGCCTGACTGATCCCGATGATTTCGACACCGCATCATTCTCTGATCTGAACACCGCGAACAGCGCCCCGGTGGGCACCTACATTCCCACCAGGTCGAACATCCTGAACACGCTCGACATTATCGCCAACACGGTCGGCGCGTTTTATGGGTTCGACCGATCCGGGAAGCTCAACGTCGGCCAGGTGGCGGCGCCCAGCGGGACGGCTGATCTCGAGCTGGACTCGACGAATATCATCGAGCTGGAACGATTGCCGACTGAAACCCCGACCTCGACGGTCGTCGTGAAATACAAGAAAAACCACACTGTATTTGACGAGGACGCGCTCGACAGTGGCGCCAGTGATCCCGACTTTTTCCAGCGGGAGGGCGCGAGCGTAGTGGCAACCGATGCCGCTGTCGCGGCGATCTATCCGAACGCCAAATTCCTCGAGCTGGATTCAGCATTCGCCGCATCGGCGGGGGCATCGGCGGAGGCGACTAGGCTGTTAAATCTTTACAAGGTACAGCGGGACATCTATCGAATCCGATGCAAAGCGCAACCGTTTACATTGAAGCTCGGGGACATCGTAAAAGTGACGTTTTCGCGGTATTCTCTCAATTCGGGAAAACTGTTTTCGGTCGTGTCGCTTTTTGAGGATGCGGCGGTCAATGAAGTAGAGCTGGAGCTGTGGGGCTGATATGTCGAGCATGATGATCTCAAGCGACAATCGCATCGATGATGCGACGTCGCTGACGGCTGATTCTGAAGTCGCGACCCTGCCGATTGCGAATGTGCAGGATCGCCAGCTCGTCAAGGTTTACCGCTCCGATGCGGCGACAACCATCCAGATCGACGCCAACTTCGGCGCCGGGAAGGTGATCGATTTCGTCGCAATCATTCGCCACAATATCAGCCAGACGGGAACGGTTCGGGTGCGACTGTCTACAGTGTCAGATTTTTCGACGACTGTTTACGATAGCGGCACCGGGAAAGCCTGGCCGATTGTCGAGGAATTCGGGACGCTTCCCTGGGGTGTTTTTTCCTGGGGCGGGTTCCTGAATCCGACAGTCGCGGCGGACTATACGATCTCGACTTATCGAGTATTGACGACGCCGGTCGTCGCCCAGTATTTGCGGATCGATATCGTCGACTCCAGCAATGCCGATGGATACATCGAGATCGGTCGCTTGATATCTGGGCCGGCATATCGCCCGTCACAAAATTATGCGTTTGGCGCGGAATTCGAGTTCGTTGACGAGTCTCGAGTGGTAAAATCACGCGGAGGGCAGACATTCATCGATGAGGTCGAGCGATTCCGGCGGGTGTCTTTTGAGCTGTTAAACATTCCAGAGGCGGAGATTTTCTCCAATGTGTTCAACAGTATCGACCGCCGGCGCGGGATTGCGAAGGATATCCTTGTAATACCGCAACCGAACGACGAGGCGACATTTATCACTCAAAACATATACGGTCGCCTGGTCTCAACGACCCCGATCCAGAATCGAACGATGGAGTATTACGGGCGGCAATTTGAAATAGAGGAATTGATCTAATGGCATATCCGGTCACATTAAACGGCAGAACATACACCCTTGCGGATTTCCAGGGGACCAATTACGTCGACGGCTTGCCCGACGCATTCGAGGATTTTGTCACTCACGCCGGGGATATTTACAACGATACGTCGACCAGCTCGGTCGCTATCGGGACCGGATCGAAAACTTTTACGGTCAGCTCCGCGAAGCCATACCAGGCTGGCACTCCGCTCCGAATCGCGGATTCTGCAAACCCGGAGACTAATTTCCTCGACTGTATTGTTACCAGTTACAGCGGCACGACGCTCGTCGTTAATGCGTTTGGATATGCTGGAAGCGGAACGATTGCATCCTGGACGATCAACATCGGTGGCGCAAAAACTGTCGACGGCACTCTGGCAGTCGCTCAGGGCGGAACCGGAGCGACAACCGCATCCGATGCCCGGACGAATCTCGATGTTTATTCGAAAGCGGACGCGGATTCTCGATTCTTGAATGTGTCCGGCGAGGCGTCCAATGTCACCATGACCGGCGATGTCACCATCGGCGACACGGCTGGCGATACGCTGACCGTCAATGCGGCGGCGACTTTTGCGAATGGCGTTTCATTCGGCGATAACGTGATTTCGGGCGATGACATCGACGGCGGAACAATCTCGAATTTTGCGTCCACAGGCATCGACGATAACGCTGTATCTACGGCCATCACGATTGACTCAAGCCAAGACGTAACCTTTACGTCAGACGCTAAATTCCCTGATAACGGCAAGGCTATCTTTGGTGCTGGCTCCGACTTAGAAATTTACCATAATGCTACAGATAGCGTTATTGCGGATGTAGGTACAGGTAATCTAAAAATTCTAGCCAATGACTTGCGTATCAATAATGCAGACAGCAGTAAATCCTACATTACTGGAGTTAACGGCTCATATGTAAATCTTTATTACAACGGCTCACCTAAATTAGAAACAACCTCCACAGGCATTGATGTAACTGGTTCGGTAACTGCTGATGGTTTGACTGTCAACTCTGGCGTAGAAAATTTAGTTGCTACTTTTCAGTCTACAGATACAGAAGCGCAAATTGCATTAGTAGACACCACTGGAACGTCAACAATTCGTGCAAGAAATGACTTTAGATTCCACGTTAATAATGCGTCAACTCCTGCTTTAAAAATTGATTCTAATAATGACATTAGCTTCTACGAAGACACGGGTACGACACAGGCACTTTTCTGGGATGCTAGCGCAGAGTCGCTAGGCTTGGGTACTACGAGTCCCGATGGAAAGCTAAATGTGTTTTCTGCAAGCGCAGGAACTGTTACCGCTGATGCCGACGCTGATGAACTTGTTTTAGAAAACAGCGGCAATGTTGGTCTTAGCTTGTTAACGGCTAGCACGGGCGAAAGTGGAATTTATTTTGGCAATCCCGGCACTAACGGACAAAAAGATTTTTACCTAAAGTATTACCACGAGTCCCACGCAACAACAGCAAACCGTAGAGCCTTTACGTTTAATACAGCTTCTACTGAGCGTATGCGTATAGATAGCTCTGGTAACGTGCTTGTTGGTAGAACAGATGCGGCAACTGCAAATAATGTAGCAGGAATCTATCTGTTCCCAGAAGGTGGTTTAGGTGCTCAACGAGACTCTAACCCATCTTTGTTTATTAACCGTTTTGGGACGGATGGTGATATTGCGGTTTTTAGAAAGCAGGGAACAACTGTTGGAAGTATTGGCGTTGCTACCTCTGAGCTTTATTTATCAAGCGGCAACACAGGTCTGTACTTTGATGATGTAAACAATTTAATAAGACCTACAAACTCAACGGGAGGTTTACGAGACAACACTGTTGACTTAGGCAAGTCAGACTCTCGCTTCAAAGACCTCCACCTCTCAGGAACAGCATACGTTGGCACTAGTATAGGTCTTGGCACTTCAAGTCCGTCCAGTTATGGCGGTGGTTTTGTTGTTGATGATCTTGGAATAAATATTGTTGCCGGATCTAGTGGCGCACCCGGAACAAACAAATTAAGTTGGTGGTCAGATAACAACGGTATTAGCCAAAATGCTTATATCAGTGTGGTTAATGATGGTGCTACAACTAACACTGGCGAAATGGTGTTTTATACGAAAAACGCCAGCGCTACTTTAGCAGAGCGTATGAGGATTAGTGCCTCTGGTAACTTGCTGGTTGGTACTACTTCATACGGTAGTGTTGGAACCACCGGATCGCAAATCGGAGGTACTGGCACTGGAATATTCAGATCAACGACTGATATACCAATGTATTTGAACAGAGTAGCGGCGAACACTGGATACTATGCTGTTCTTTCTGTTTTTAGAGAAGATGTGCAATCTGGCTATATTGGCGCTACTCAAGGTGGTACGCCCTCATTTGCCGCGCCCTCAGATATTCGCCTCAAAGAAAACATTACAGACCATGAATCAGAGCTATCAAATGTTATGGCTTTGCGTCCTGTTCGTTGGGATTGGAAAGACAAGGACAGAGGCGCAGGTGAGGGCTTTGTAGCGCAAGAGCTAGAGCAAACTGCTTGGGCTGATTTAGTTTCTGAAGGCGAAGATGGATATAAGGTGGTGTCGGGTCTTGGTGCTGTCGAAACCAGACTTATTAAAGCCTTGCAAGAGCAACAAGCAATGATTGAAACATTACAGGCGCAGGTCGCTGAATTACAAGGAGCATAAACTATGGCATTTAACTGGACTGTATCCGCAATGGATTACAACGTATCACAAGACGGTCACACCAACGTAGTGACTACCGTACATTGGCGCTGTTCAAAGCAAGACGGAGACAACTCTGGCTCATCCTACGGCACAGCAGGGCTTGAGCCTCCGGGTGAGTCTTTTGTCGAGTGGGCTGACATCACTGAAGATATGGCTGTTGGCTGGGCTAAGGCCGCAATGGGTGACGAGCAGGTTGCCGCTGTTGAGGCTAGCATCGACGCACAGATTGCAGAGCAAGCTAATCCTACCCACGGAACCGGAGTGTCCTGGTAATGGATAACGATGCAATCATCAAGCTCGAGCTGACCGTCCAGGAAGTGAATGCGATGCTGGGAGTGCTCGGCGATTTGCCGACCAAATCCGGCGCCTGGCCGTTGATCGTGAAAATCAAATCGCAAGCCGAGGGACAGATCGAGGCCGAGGAAAGCGATGACTGATGGACCCGCTTTCTCTCATTGCGATGGCGTCGACGACGTTCAAGGGCATCCAAACCCTTGTCAATAAAGGCGCCGAGATCGAGCATGTCGCACAGAAGCTCGGCGCCTGGTACAGCTACGCGGCGGACATAAAGCAAGCCGAGCAGGAAGCGGAAAATCCCGGAGTATTCAAAAAGCTATTCGACGGCGATACGGTCGAACAGCAAGCTCTGAACAGCATCATCGCGACGCGCCGCCTGGAAGAACAGGAAGCCGAAATTCGCGAGCTGATTATGTATCGGTTCGGCGCCGAGACCTACAAGGAAATGATCCTCCTCCGGCGCAAAATAAAAAAGCAAAGAGAGGAAGCGATCTATCGGCAACGCCGCCGCCAGCGCATGATGATCGACAGCGCCGCCGCAGTGGTTGCGGCTTTATTCTGTGGCGGTATTATCTGGGGAGTGATTTCATTAATCCGGGGGGGACCATGAAAAAGTTCATTCTATTACTGGCGGCAGTCTCAACAATAGCGGTCGCTCAGACCGTGATCCTTTTCGATGACGGCTTGCAATACACTCTCAGCGAAAATGAAAAGGTCTATGTCAGCAATTACTCAAAACTGTACCACCTCAAGCAATACAGCAAAGGCGACATCAATCTGACGCAGATACTCCCAACCACAAAGCGCGATCATGTGCCGGTTGAAACGGGCGCGGTGGGCGCGATTGGTAGTCATGAATGGTGCGAGAGTTATATCCCCTGGTCGGAGGGGCTGACCTTCAATATGGTGACCTGGCAACGCGCTTGTGATGTAAACAGCGACGGCGCTTATAATATCTGCGATTGGTATGAGCCCACCGGGATTCCGACCTTTCAGGAACTTGAATGGCGCGACAGGTGCAACGACGGGAAGCCCTGGAATGGGGAGTAGTCGCCTAGAGGGGATGATGGTGATCGCGGCCTGGATGACATTGATCCCGGCACTTTTCCTGGTTGGCATTGCCATCGGGATTTCGATCCTGGTGTGATTCTCCGCTCGAGCTGGTACAATCGCCGAAACTTCTGGGGGTTAAATGATGGACGAGACCACGAAACAGGTCGTCGACGCGGCGAGCGTATTCACAATGTTGGGAACGCTCGGCTCTATCTTGCCGCCCCTGGCGGCATTGTTCACGATTGTCTGGACCGGCATCCGAATCTATGAAACCAAAACGGTCCAGGAATGGGCCAAAAAGAAAGCCGACGGCGAGGAGTAATTCCAGCGACTAGGGGGGCTTATGTCGTTATTGGGAAACCTGTTCGGGTCAGGTGACGCGGCGGGAAACATCATCGATAAAACCTTCGGGTTGATAGATAAATCCTTTTACACCAAGCAAGAGCAAGGCGAGGCGCTGATGAAAGCCGAAGCCGACGCTCGTCAAATGACCATTCAATGGCTGGAATCAACCAGCGGCTCCAGGCTCGCCCGGCGCGTCATCGCCTTCGCAATCACCGGGGTCTGGCTCTTTATGTTCTTGGCGGCGACTGTCAGCTCCCTGGCGGCAATCTGGGTCAGCGACGTCGCGGCAGGGAAGCTCGCGGACAGCACCGCGATCCTGGACGGTCGAATCGACACCATGACCCCGGCGGTCATGCTAATCCTGGGCTTTTATTTTGCGGCGCCTTACATGGGAGACCTGGCGAAGGGGGCGCTTCAGAAATTCGGGAACAGCGAAAAGTGACAGCCGGCGTCGACTTCAAAATCCTGACTAAATGGCTCGAGCTTGACGAGGGTTGCAAGCTCAAGCCCTACTATTGCACCGCCGGAAAACTGACCATCGGCGTCGGTCGCAATCTCGAAGACACCGGCATCACCAAGGCCGAGGCGCAATTCATGCTCGAGGGCGACATCGTGCGGCTAATGAAAGAGCTGGACGAGCTTTTCCCGGAGTGGCGCGACCTGTCGGAAACCCGACAGATGGTTGTCCTTAATATGTGTTTCAACATGGGGACGTTCGGGTTCCTCAACTTCAAGCGGACGATTGCCTATATGCGCGCTGAGAAGTTCTCGGAAGCCGCTAACGAGATGCTCCGCTCACAGTGGGCCGATCAGGTGGGGGATCGTGCAAAGCGCCTCTCCGACGCAATGAGAGAGGATAAACCGCCAATCTGATGATCGGGTCAGCTCCAGAGGCTCGGAATCTGGGGGCCGCGTACTACCACACCGGGAAGCCCTGCCAGGCCGGACACCTGGCTCCCCGATACACCGCAAACCGAGGCTGTTCGACCTGCGATGCGCTCAAACGTGCGACTCTGAGCCCCAGGGAGCGCGCAGAGCTTCGATCCTACTGGCGGGAGTATGACGCCAAGCGTGGCGCTCGGATCGAATACTGGCGCGAACATTACCGACAGAATGCTCGGCACTTATACGCCGCCCGGTATATTCGCCCGAAATATAGGCGAGCGCATCGCCGCTCGAAAGATCGGCGGATGCTTTACATTGAGCAGGCGAACATCCTGCGCGAAAATGGACTCGTCCAGGCAGAGATCGATGCGATCTATCGCCAGGCGAGGGAAGTGACCGCCGAGACCGGCATCGCGCATTCTGTCGACCATATTGTTCCGCTACGCGGGAAGCTGGTTTGCGGTCTTCACGTCCCCTGGAATATGCAGATATTAACGGCGAGGCAAAATTCGTCGAAGGGGAATCGATGGGATGATCAAGTTAACAACGGAGCAAGGTGATCTCTATATTCGCTCCGGCGAGATCCTGATGCTTTTACCCGAGCGCGGTCGCTCCGGGTGCTCGATGATCTACACCCAGCTATTTCCCGACGGGCTATCGATAGACATGGAGCCCGAAGAAATTTATGCCGCAGTTCTCGAGGAGGAGGGCTGGGAGGTCGAAACGGTCGAGGAGGTCGAGGTCGAGATCGAGGACGGCGAGGAGCACTTTTAAAAAAAGGCCGCTGTCGTTAGACAAGCGGCCAGACCTTTAGGAGTGTCGATCCCGAAAAGGGTAACGGGATCGGTTAGATACTACTCTTAATAATCAGGGACTTCAAACGAATCGTGCGCGCCTCTTTGGCGGCGACAAGGCGCTCCGGCTGGGCTTTGTAATTCCTGACCGGCCATTCGACTTGATACGGACCCGCTTGCCCGAGTGTCGCGTCGCCCATTGCGGTCATCACTTT